TACTGTAGGGATTCAAGACGATCTACGTGTACGGCGTGGATATGGCGCAAGATAGTGAGTGGCAGTTTGAAAGGCCAAGCGTTGAGTTCTTCCTTGGCTGGGCAAAGGGTGCCGGTATCAACCTAGTTCTTCCGCAGAAGTGCGATCTGTTAAAAACCGCATGGCTTTATCCTTTCGAGGATGACAGCCCAATGCGTATTAAATTCAACAGCCGACGAGGGGAACTGCGTGACCGTATCACACAGGCTGGAATGACAGAGCAGAACGCCCACGATGAGCGTATGCAATTACTCGGTGCGCTTGAGAACATGAACTATATCGAAAAAGCGTGGATGAAGTCTGTTAGGGACTTCGAGGGAACAGTACAGCTAGGCAAATAACCTTATACATGCTGACCCTGGCCGCCTTGGAAGTTTTCACCCTCCTTCTTCCGGGGTGGCCAGAGGCCGGCTCTTAACGAGCGACGCATGAAAACGGCAGTAGTCACATCGGCAACCGGAGAGCCATTAACACTGAGCGAGGTAAAGGCTCATCTGCGGATCAGCACAGGTGAGACAGGAGAAAATACCTATCTTAATGCACTCATTACGGCGGCTCGCCGCGAAGTCGAAAATCTTACCAGCCGAAAGCTTATGCCGCAAACCTGGAAGGTATGTTTCGATGATTGGCCATCCGGCGATTCCTTCGAAATCCCATATGCGCCACTAAAGCAAATTCCTTCTACCGGTTTGAAGTACACAAGCTCAACGGGTGGAAGCACTACGTTTTCATCTACTGCGTGGGCGGCAGACATTGTGAGCGAGCCCGGACGGTTGGTGCTTGACTACAATGACGATTGGCCGACAGAGACGCTGCATAATCGCAACCCGATAGAGATCACCTTTAAGTGCGGGTATGGCACGGTTGGCGGTAGCAGCGTTCACCGTCTTGTGCCAAAGGATATTAAGCATGCAATGCTTTTACTTATCGGCCACTGGCATGAGAACCGTGAGCATACGGTTGTTGGGCCAAGTATAGCGGAGATGCCATTCGGCGTGAAGGCGATTCTTGGACATTACCGGCTTTATCACTTTTAGGTGTTATGAGAGCAGGACTGCTGCGGCACTACATCGACATACAGCAAAAGACTTCACAGGCCAGTGATGGCATGAGTGCTGCCGGGAAAGATTGGTCAACATCTCCCGTGCTCTCAGCATGGGCAGATATACGCCCGCTGAGAGGCGAGAAGCTTGCACTCTTCCAGCAGGCACAAGGCCAGGTGACACACGAAATCAGCATGAGGCATACCACCAAGATAACGGCAGACATGCGTGCAAAAATGGGTTCACGGTATTTCTCAATTCAATCAGTCATTAATGTGAACGAGCGCAACCGAGAACTCCTGCTTATGTGTAAGGAAGGTGTGTGATGAGCGATGTCAATGTATGGCTTGATTGGAAAGGGATGCAGATAGCCAAGGCAGCGGCGGCAACAATCGAAGTTGCTGGCAAGCGTGGCGCGGAACAGGTTGAAGCCGACATGAAGCGATTTTGTCCGGTACTCCGAGATGATGATTACACCGCATTCGCGGCTGATTCATTTGGCTTCGGCGGATACTCTCACTCTGGAAAAGTGCCTGGTGAATTAAGAGATGCCATAAAGATCATGCCTTCAAAGTATAGCGATGATGCTTACGTGGTAGGTGTGTTCGACAACTCTCAAGGCGGCAGGTGGGAAGATACCCTTGGCGCTCGAGCGGTGTTCGTGGAGTACGGCCATGCAGGACCCGGCAAGGGCAAGACCAAGGCGAATCGATGGAAAGCAGGCCCAAAGGTGACAGAGCCGCAACCTTTTATCCGCAAGGCGCGGAATGCTGGCAAGCGCAAAATACCGAGGATATTTGCTGAAGAAATAAGGAAGTGGCTGGCAAAGAATGAAATCACTCTTTAAAGGCATATTCCGCAACTTCTCATCTTCATCAGGTGCAACCAAGAAGGCGATATACACTGATCTTGGCGGTAGACTCTACCTCGCTGCTGCACCGCCAGGAACCACGTTCCCTTATGGTACATACCACCTAATAAGCAACAGCCATGAGTGGCAGATGCGGGATGATTACGAGAATGCGGACATTCAATTTAACCTGTACGTGGCAAGCGAAAAGGCTACCACGATCATGAATTACTACGACGACCTGAATACTGCTTTTGACGGCAAACCGCTGACCTGTACGGGATACGATACCGTTCACTGTAACCGGACCTTGAGCCATCTTTCACGGTTCGATGATGTCATACCCGGCAAAGCAGTTTGGCAGTATGCGGTCGAATATGAAGTGTATCTTCACAAACAATAGAGGAGGCTAAGGCTATGGCAGTATCACAGGGTCGAAAAGGAAAGGTTATGGTGAGGCAGTGCGCGGCAACATCCAAGGCGTACACTGCGGTTGCAGAAATGGGATCATGGTCAATCGGCAACATGACCCGCAACATGATTGAGGTGAGCTCATTTCAGGATGTGGCGCGGGATTATCTGCCGGGTCAGATGAGCGCTCCCACGATTACATTCCAGGGGTATTGGGACCCCACCAATACCACGGGGCAAAAGAAGTTCTGGGATATATACTCATCCGGCGTAAGCATCAAAGTGAAATCGACAGCCGAGAATATCCTAACCAACTTGAGGCTGTGGGCAAACGATTCAACTAATCATGGCCCCAAGGGTTTCTGGTCCTGCACTGGTTCAACGAACGCAGAAATTTACTTTACCAACATACAGCTCAACAATGACAAGAACGGCGTTGGCACTGTGACGTTTACCGCTCAGGTATCAGGCGGTGCGCTGGATTGGTGTACTTCTTCGTAAGCAAGAAATTCAAATCCTAATAGAGGAGGATTTTTCAAATGTCAATCTCACAGGGAAGAAAAGGAAAAATCACCTGCAAAACCACGGTAGGCACACACACCATTGCCGAAATGGGAACGTGGTCGATCAGTGGGCAGGAATACAACATGATTGAGCATACTGCATTCGGCGACCTGTATCCCAAGGTGAAACCCGGCATGCGTGGCGGCGCAGACATCACCTTTAGCGGCTATTGGGATGCTTCCGATTCGTCCGGCCAGAAGCTTCTGGTTGAGGCATGGTCATCGGGCAAAGGGATTGCTACCAGTTCCGGTACGTTCAAGGCTTTGCGTAAGATGAGAATCTGGGCGAACTCATCCAGCGGCCTCGGCCCCAAGGGTTTCTGGTCCTGCACTGGTTCAACCGGATCTAAAATCTATATCACCCAGATTGACCTTGGACAGGACAAGGCAGGGCTCGCTACCGTGTCGTTTACGGCAAAGGTAGCTGGCGGCGTGCTGAAGTGGTCTTGTGCCACTTAATAAGAGAATCGATTTTGCAACATCACATCAACTTAAAAAGGAGGAATTCGCACCATGTTTGATCTGAACAATTTGAATCCGGCGACTAAGTTTGTTTGGCCTGACAACGAAGAAGAGTGGGTAGAGTTTCGATTGCCGAGCAAGGATGATTACCGGGACATCCTGAAGAAGCTTGGCATCTCAATGAAGGCAGAGATAAAGGTAAATCCGGTTAGCAAACGAATGGAGCGCATCGAGTACCTTCCCACGACCGGCAAGGATGCCGAGTATGATGCAGAGGTGAATGATATCCGCATTGTTGATTGGCGCTTGGTTGACCCGCAGGGCGGGGAAATTCCCTGTACCAAGGAAAACAAGAATCTGATGATGCGGCGATGTCCGCCTTTTGCGAAGTGGGCCGATCAATGCTTTGCTGCAATGGAACAGGCGGAAGCCACAGAAGTAAAGGAGCTTGAAGATAATTTTTTGCAGTAGTCGAGGCGTTTGAACAAAAGACAACGCCTTGCGACAAATGCAGAGAGATATTTGCACGAAGAGACCAAGAGCCGCCATGCTCGGATTGCATACCGGATCTTCATCCCAAGAACAAGGAAGCGCACTTCATTTATTCAATGGTACGGCAACAGGTGATCATGAGCATGGCAGGCGTGGTCGATATACAGCACTCAGCGGTATGGGAAGCTATTGACCGCTACAAAGTGTCAAACCCGGTAAGGGTATTTGAGTTGGTGCTTAAGGCGTTTCATCGGACCTTAGAGGATGTGAGAATCCGGCAGGAAGCAAAGAGGGGATTGCACAAGTGAACCTAGGCACGCTGTACGTTGCTATCAAGGCTGATCTGGCGGCTTTTAACAAAAGCCTAAATGACGCGCACGGCGTGACCAACAGGTTTGCCCGTGAAACCAAGAAGAGCTTTGATAACGTCACCTCTGCCGTATTCTCCCTCAAAGGTGCTGTCGTTACCCTTGCCGGTGCTGCCGGTATCGGCTCACTGTCGGCAGTAATCTACAAGACCATTCAGGACGCATCCAACCTTAACGAGACAATCAACAAAGTCAATACCATCTTCAATACCGGTTCTCGCGAGATCCAGGCGTGGTCCAAGACCGCTGCCACGTCTATGGGCATTAGTCGGCAGGCTGCTCTTGATGCCGTCGGCACCATGGGTAATATGTTTGCCCAACTTGGAGCTGGTTCGAAACAGGCGGCCACACTAAGCAAGCAGATGGTTGAATTGGCCGCTGACATTTCTTCGTTTCACAATGTGGCCGGCGGAGCTCAAGAGGTTCTTATAGGAATGCAGTCGGCTTTCCGTGGCGAGTATGACGCACTGCAACGGTATATTCCAACCATTACCGCTGCCGCAGTTCAGCACGAAGCGCTTGCCACAACCGGTAAAAAGACAGCCTCAGAACTTACCAACCTAGAGAAAGCGCTTGCGGCGCAGCAGATAATCATGCGCGATGCCGGAGCCGCAGCCGGTGACTTTGCCAAAACCAGTGGTGAAGTTGCCAGTCAGCAGCGCATCCTTCAGGCTCAGGTTGCAGACTTACGTGCAGAGATAGGTGAAAGCCTGCTTCCAGTAGTCAAGGATATCTTGACTCGTCTTAACGAATGGCTAGGTGTCAACAAAAGCCTGCTTACTCAAGACATCGGCGGATGGTTGGCAGGTGCGGCAACGGGGGCGGGAGAGTTCGCGAAAGAACTGAAAGACATTGCCGACGCTGTTTCAAAGATACCCGCTCCTATTCTTGACATACTGGTAGGTGCGGCTGTTGGTGGTAGGGTAGGAGGCAAATACGGTGCGCTTGGTGGTGCTCTTGCGGGTCCATTTGTGCACGAGTATTTTAAAATGCCGGACTCCGAGATGGAGAAACTTGAAAAGCAATTATCAATGCTTTCCAAGTATTGGAATGATACGTTCAATAATCCCAACGCTGACCCTGCAAAGCTCGCTCAGATTTCAAATTCAATCATCGAAGTCACAAACCAAATGGCGGCGCTTACTGCAACAC